TGTCGAGGTTCCCGAGGAACAACGTCGCCTGCGTGTTCCGCTCCGTGACCTGCGCGTCCCACTGGATATGGCTGCTGCCGATCATGTTCTCCCAGGCACGAACCACGTCGTTGTACCTGATCGAATTTGCTTCCAACGCGCTGTTGTAGGCCCAGGCGTACTCGGAAAGCAGGCTTTGCAGGACGGCCCAGTTGTTCAGGGCGTACCTGGACATCGTGTAGTACGGTGTCAGCGGAGTGGTCGTGTTGTCCATCGTTGGAGCGCCAACGACGTTCCACCCCTGAGACAGCAGCCAGCCATACGACGCATCGAACCCGCTGATATTGGTGATCGTCTGCTGCGTCCACCATGCCATATCCCACGGGCTTGACTGTGTGCCCATCAGGAGTTCGGTTTGGCCAGGATCTTGAACTGGAACATTGGGAGTCGTCATCGCCATCCCCCGGAAGTCGATCGAGTCATGGAAATGGCTTCGTAGGCCCAGGTGCCTGCGGAATGAAGCCAGATGCAGGCCCACACGGCGCGGGTCCGTGGGTAGGCCATGTGATTCCTGCCGGTAGAAAACGTCCCAGATGCCTTCACGTAGTCCTCGTAAGTGCGTGTGCCAGCCAAATCCGAAGTGATCGCCGTCTTGCCGTTAGCAGCCGCTTCTTCCGCCGTATCCCCAGTGACAATCCGCCAAATCACGTCGGCGCTGCCAGTGGCGATCGTACCGTGCAAGTTCTGGATTCGACCGTATGCGTTCGCCTGACCCAACTGGAACGGACCAAGCAGAACGTGCGAATCGGTTGACGCCACGGTGTACGGCCAGAACCCGTCGCGTTCCGTGTCGTAGAACCAGTCCTGCCCGGTCGTCGTGATGTAGACGCCCCGGTCGGGGTGATAGTAGTCCAACACGCATGTCGTGTCGGTGACGCCAATCAAGTCCTCCGGCAACCGGTCCTCGGAAACCGCCTTCAGTCCGCCCCCGTCGGCCCCAACGGAATACAGCCCCCGCGACGACATGAAGTACACCGTGTCATGGGCCACGCACCACGCCGACGCCCCGATGATGCCCACCTGATCCGAGATCCTGCGCAGGGAACCCGTCGCAGGGTCGCCGGCCAAAACCCAGACGCTGGAAGCCGAGAACGCCAGCAGGTAGGCGTCCTTGTGGGGAGCCAACGCAACCACGGTCGGCCCCTGCGCGTCGGCAAGAGCCAGTTGGAATGGAACAGGCCGCATCGTGTCCGACAGGTCCGCGCTGAAGGTGAAGTCGGTATGGACGCCCTGCCTGCTGGCCAGGATCGCCCGGCCGCTGGTCGTCAGAGCCCGGTCCCGGTACACGGGGCTGGCCTTGACGACGGCGGCCCGGCCCGTGAACGATCCTCCACGCAGCCTCTTCGTCAAGCTGTCCTCCAACCGGACGTTCATCGACCAGGGCGTCGGGTACGCCTTCCGGCTGTCGTATGCGGACTCCAGTCCCCAGCGCCGGACCACGCCGGCCGCTGGGAACTGGATCTGGAGCGTCTTGGTTGGCATGGCAGCTTCCCGTTACGCCGGGAGTCCCCACAGTTCGATCAGGAACTTGCCTGCCGTGTACGTCCCGGCCGCAGCCTCGCCGGACAACAGGTACAGGTAATAGTCGGCGGTGATCGCAGCCGTCATAGCAGTCGCAGCGCCAGGGGAACCAATCGTCCATGCCCCGCCCTTGGTGATAAGCGATGCCGCATTCGTCAAGCCGGACCCGTCCGCATCATAGGCCCCGGTTCCCACGGACGCCATGTAGAAGTCGATGTCGTCAGCGCCAGTGGCGGGAACCTCCAAGCACGTCACCTGTCCGCAGACGATCGCGCCATTGATCGCGGTTGTGATCTGTCCGAAGTGGCAAACGCCAGTGTCCCCGATGACGTCCTTATCGGTGGCAACTGACTTCGCACCCGTGATATCGATCAAAATCTCGGTCTTGATGAAGTAGCCATCGCGGAACACGCGACTGGCGTACTGCTCGATCAGCGCATCAATCACGCTGGACGGCGCCATCAAGTCACGCCCCTCAACAACGTTGACGCCCTCGCTGCCAAGCACTCGCCAATAGTAGGACGTGCCGACTTTGACCGAATGGAACTTCACCCAGTCGCCAGCCGTGTCGAACGTAATCGACGTGTTTCCGTCCTGGTTGTAGCCTCCGGTTACGGTCAGCGTCAGATCGCCGCCATCCGTGTCGAGAACGATCTTGCATTCCATACCCGGCTTCGTCGGCTGGGCCAGCGTGCGTGTCTCCGCACCAGCCGTCACAACGGAGCAGATTTGCCCCCATTGCAAAATCGTGATCGTCTTGGCGTCGCCTGGATCTTCAATCTGGCCCGGCCCAATGGAATCGAAAGCCCTGGAAAGGTCATTCAAAGTTCGATGCGCAGACATGGCAAATCTCCACAAAAAGTGTTCGGGGAAACCCCGCGGCCCTAAAGGAAAAACAGAACTCAGTTGTCTAATTTGCTGCCGCCGCCAACCCGGCAGTCGTCCCATCGGAAGCGATCGTGAATGCCTTCCAACTGGTCGCCGATTCGCAGATCGCAATCACCATCTGGCTGGCCGCCACAGCGGATTCGGCAGCCGTGTCAGTTCCACCGTTGATTCCGATCGTAGCCGGAGCACTGGTCCGCAGTTCGCCCCCAGTCGCAGCCCCGGCGATGATGACGACCTTGCCCGGCTTCGGGCTTGGAAGGACCAGGATGTGGTTGGCGTCACCGTCCCAGTTGGGAACGACGAACTGAACCAGCAGGTTCTCGCGAAGCGTGCCAGTCCTGCTGCCGTCATCAGTGGCTGTGGCGGCGACGTAGCCCGGACCTCCAACGAGAAACGCCCTCAGTAAATCGTTCAACAGTTGATGTGCGGACACAGCAAGCCCCTCGTGAAAATGGGTTAGTACGGTGTGGCGGGATACTGCCGGATGATCTGAATTGCCGCGTCGGCGCCGGTGGTCGAAACGACGTACAACTTCTCAACTCCGGGGCCGATGGTGATCGTGCCACCGTCGGCAATCCACGTCTTCTTGTCTTCGACGGTGTTGTCGGCGGTAATCGTCCCGCTCACGGTCGAGAACCAAGCCGACAACGCAGATTGCGCGTCGTCGTTGCCAGCGGAGTCGTCGCCGGTGTGAATGAAGGTGTACGCATAGTCCGGTCTGAGTTCCAGCGTGATCTCGGTCGCACCGGTCAACGAAAACATGCCGAAAGCGTCGAGTTTGCTCCAGGCCATTGAATGTCTCCCTCTACAGTTCTACGTTGTCCAGTGAAACTGCACCGATCCGCGATGACCGCAGCCAGTAACTGGACGTGCTTGAATTTCCGGTTTTCGGGGCGTCCGGACCAAGTGAAGTCGGACTGGATCGTTCCTGATCTCTCTGGATTGCAGGACCAATCAACTGCAGAAATCGCTTCTCATGCACGCCTTCACTGTCGTCAAGATTCTTCTCAGCCGCGGCAAGGCACGCCTCGGTAATGACGGCCGCCAGCGTTTCGCCGCCTACCGGGTATTGGTTGGTCGCATCGATCATCGTCCCACGCAACACCATAGGCATCCGCAGGATGTATGCTGCGTCTGGGGCCGGGTAAAACGCCAGCACCTTCCTGGAGCCGACCGTGGGGTCGAACTCCACCGTTCGCACCGAATAGTAGATCGGACGGTCGAAGTACGGGTCGTCCTGCTGCCACGTCCGGATCGCAACGTCATGTCGCATCCGAACCGGAGGATACAGTTCGTTCTGGTCTGGGTAGTAGGTCAGATCGCTGTCGCCGGCAATCGCCTCAAAGGACGCGTCGAGCGGGATTTCCGGACGTGCAAGTTCGTAGGTCGTTCCTGCGTCGGCATCCAGCGTCGTATCGTCGAGCGTAACCTGCGTGTCGCTGTCGCGCGTGGCGACCGAGTAGTATCCGTTGTCGGCTTTGAGCAGCCCATCGGCTGCCCAGGACGGGAACGTCCCGCCCAACAGTGTCACGACTCCGTTGACGATTGTGACCGTGCCCGTGGTATACGGGGCCGTGGTGGTGATGTCTTTAAGTGGATGAAAGAACGACCAATCGTGGGCAGTGTAGACCGTCCGCAGGCCGTCCTGGATGGCGTCTTCGATGTCCGACGTTTCGCTGTCCGAGTATTCGCTGCGCTGCCCGAACAGAAAGCGGCCAACCCTTGCGAGAAGATTTCCGTAACTGACGGTCATGGCCGCTGGGGTTGTCATCGTACTTGCCTCCGAAAAACCGGGGGCGGGCGCACCCGCCCCCGGTCAATGGCGTAACGACTACAGCATCTGGGCGCAGGCCCACCAGTCGAGATACAGCACGTGCGACGTGGTGGCCTGGTACTGAACCGCCGCGAGGAAGTTCATGTAGAGGCTGGGCCACGGCGTTGCCCCGGTGATCGCGGAGCTGACGCGGGCCGCCGTCACTTCCTCGCCGTCCACCCACACGCTGCACTGCTTGCGGGCGGCGTGGTAGCGGAAGCCGACCTTCTGGTAGGTATCCGCCACCTGAGTCGCCACGTCGTCCTTCTGGCTCTCCGTTCCGCTCACACGCTGGTACTTGAAGTCCATCGTGGTGGACATCGCGCCCATGCGGGTGAAGCCGAGGAAGTTGTTGCTCGCCATCGAGGCCGAGTCGTCAACCCACACGCCACTGTTGGCAGCGGCACCGGTCCCAGCAAGACCGATGAAGACGTTGGTCTCGCCGGTGGTTGCCGTCGCGTGAATCGACGACACTTTGAACCTGCACTCGAAGACCAGTTCCTGCATCCGCGTCGGAATGACGTGGAACGGCATCATCGTTCCGCCGCCGGCCTGGATGACGCTGATGTCGTTGTCCGTGGTGTGGGCCTGCATGGCAATCACGCCCGGGCCGTTCTCGTCCACCGCGGGCGTGGTCGTAGGCACGGCAGCGTAGGTCTCGACTGCCGTGTCGTCACCGTAGCCCTGGTACACGATTCCATTGGAGGCGTAACGCTCGACGTTCGAGGCCGCCGCCGTCGTTTTCCCGAACCCCAGGAAGTCGTCAAACAACCCGATGACCGGATTGCCGGACGGCGCGTTGGGGAAAATCCCGCCGACCGGAGGTGCGAATCCCTTCCACAGTTTCGGAGACAACAGACGAGTTTCGAGTTCATCAAACAAAATCTGCATTGCAAACTCCTTCAAAAGCCAAGGTCTACCGGAGGTAAAGCCGGGTCTTGAAACAACCAACCATGCCGGGGCGGCAACGTAGCCGCCCCGGCGTCAATTCCACAACGAACAACTACGCGGTCTCGGTAACGGTCGTCGTGCAGTAGCCACGGAAGTTCGCGCGACGATTGAAGCACACGATCTGGACCGAATCGTCCATGCACCGCACGCGGACGTTCGACATCTCGGGGTGCTGGAACGCCTTCCGCTTTCGCATCTGGCGGCCCTCGGCGTAGTACGCCTTGAACGACGCCCAGTTCACTCCCAGGATGATGCCGTCCGTGCGTGCGTTGGCGCTGGCGGAGTTCGTCCAGGCCGGAATCCAGTTCAGCGGAGTTCCGCGGACGTAGACCGTTCCGCTGTGGGCCGCCATGTCGTCGTTGATGTTGTCGTTGCCCAACTGGAGCAACTGGCGGGCCTGCGCCAAGCGACTGTGCGTGGTCAGCAGTTCCCAATCGGATCGCTTCTGGTCCACGATGTCCGGCCGTTGGACGGGCGGCATGAACTGGCAGAGATCCATCGAGTTGATGATCTTCTCGACGAAATCGGCACGATCGACCGTGGTGTAGGGGAACGTCCGGTTCCGCCATTGCGAATACGTGGCGCAAGACAGACCGCCGACGCCGTTCAAGCCCCAGCCAACCGGTTCGTAGCCGTCGAAGCCCTCTTCGGAGTTGTTTTCCGAGGTGCTGTCGTCCGTGGCGGTGATCCACCACAGCAGCGACACGGGCGGGAACGGGGACTGCGTGGGACTGGACGGTCCCGGGCCGAACATCAGGTCTTCCATGCCGGTGTAGAACGACGTCACCAAGTCCTGCTCCATCGACTCGATGTAGTCGTAAATCTGCCGACCGCCGGTGCGGAAGATTTCCTCGTCGATGTCGTAGTGGTAGTTGTTCGTGGTCAAACCCCACTTCAACTCGCCTTCCGCCAGGACGTTCACGCGGGTCGAACTGTCGCGGTGGTACAGACCGACAACCTGGAAGTTGTCGTTCGTATTCACCTTGACCTTCCACTTGCACTGCGACGTGCTCATCGTGTCCTTCTTCAGGTTTCCGCTGAAGAGACGCGACGCGTACTTGTACTCCTGCAGCGGCAGGGAGATGTCCTGCGCCGCCAGCCGTTCCTCACCAGCAAACTTCTGGTGAATCCCAGCCACAAAGTCGTCGATCTGTTCAATGCCAAGAGCCATGAGTTAAGTCCTCTATCTATGCTCGCTCAAGTTCCCGGTACAGCCGGTCGGCTTCGGCTCGCGGATCTTCCCGCGGATCTTGCGGTCGAGTCGCCCCACCGCCCAGCCGTCCATTGCTCTGCCTGGAAATCTTGCGAGTTCGTTGTTTCAGATCTTTCTTTGCCAGGTCTTCCGCGAACACCATGCGGGCGACGCGGTTGACCAACGATGCGTCGAGTTCCGTTTTGCGCCCCAAGCGTTCCAGGCCGATCTGCTGCGCCTTGACGGCGACGATCAAATCCTGCCTGCGCTGAAGCTCTTGCGGGCTCTCGTTGCCGGTTTTGCCGAACAGGTCAGCATGACCGAGCGAATCAACGATGTTGTCGAACCGGTCCTCTTCGGCCTTGACGGACGCCGCTTGAAAATGCGACTCCAAGGCCTTGAGGCGCGAATCGTAGTGATCCCGAATCTTCTCCAGTTCACCGACCAACCTTTCGTCGAACTCCTCACGGTCGAGTCCGATCTCGTACCGACCTTCTTCGGACTTCCCTTCTTTGGGCAAGAACTTTCCGTCCTCGCCGCGGGCACGCCCGGTCATTTCTTCAACTTCCGGTGCCTTCTGATCGCCGCCGCCTTCCGCCATTGCCTTGCGGCCGGCTTCCAACGCGCTCTTGTCAAAGAGCCGCAGCGCTCGTTCCAGTTCCTCGCGGCTGGTGAAGTCGGAAAATTCCTCCGGCCTGAACCCATACGCGGCTACATCGGCTTTCAGGCCGTCGTCCATCCAGGACGGAGCCAACTCGCCGGCTTCATCGCCTTGACCTTTTGCCTCAGCCCCGACGGTATCGTCATCGCCGGAATTTGTCTCGGCGGTGGTTATCTTTCCTGCTGGCTTCGACGACTCTTGCGGTCGCTTGGCGATGGCTTGCTCGGACACGATCTGCGCGTCGCTCTTGCTGGGCTTGCCAGTATCGCCGGTGCGCTCCGCCGCCACTTCGTTGACGACTTCCTCAACGTAGGCCGCCACGTCGTCTTTTCCACTTTCCGCTGTCAGTTCTACCTTGTCAGCCATTGTGTTCCTCAATCAGAATATCCTGCGTCGTTATCAACCAATCCCCTCATGCGAAGGAATTCCTTGCGTGCCCTGCGGCTGGTAAACCGAATCTGCCCGTTGTCCAGAACCGCCGCGCCACGGATGCCGTGACGAGCGATCGCCTCGCGGGTCTCGCCGACCTGCGACTTCATCACGCCGCAGCCATCGGAAATCAGCGGGTTGTGCTCGGTGTACGTGTTCGCGGTCATCGGCGGGCCGGCAAGCCAGTCGCGTCGTGCTCCAGCACAGAACTCGTCTCGGCTTACCTTTTTTCCGTTCAGCACGTAACTCACGCTGGCCTCCGTTGCATTGCGTTTGCCATCTGCCCGTTCACTTGCGACGACTTGCCGCCTATCAGCGATTGGATCATGGCACTCGACCTAGCATCCGCCGTTCCTCCGGTTGGAACGTTTCGCCTCACAACCTCGCGCGACGTGACGGCCGGCGAGCGGATCGTATTCTGATCCCCACCCAGCATCTCAGCCGGCGCCGAGAACGTGATGAACCGCTTGAACTCCGGACGATTCTTCAGCCGTGCTATCTCGTCAACGATGGCTTCCGCGTCCAGTGACGCTCCAGACGCCTGGAACATCGGCCATAGCGGCGCGATCTGCTGAAGTACCTGGAACAGTTCCTGCAACTTTTGCTCGGGCGTCTTGAATACCATCGAGTACGGTTCGACCGTAAACTGGTAGTCCTCGAAGTTCCCTCGCCGATCGTCAGGAGTCCAGTTGCTCTGGATCTGAAGCCCCGCATTTCCCACAGGGATTGCAGACTTGATTTCCAGCGTCTGGTCTTCCCACATCAACCTGCCAAGATCGAGGATACAGGCGGACGCGAACGAAACGACGGACATTCGCATGTCAGCGACATTACGTGACAGTTCTCCGTAGACCATCTGTTCCTGTGTCGCGGTGGACGCCTGCGGACCAAGGCCGCCCATTGCCTGGAGGTTGCCTGCGAACCGGTCGAACTCGTCTTGTAGAAACGTTGCCATCGCCATGTCGCGCTGGTCGATTCCCCCGGTCTCGAACTGCTTGATCTGCTCGGGGCTCTTGCCGCGATACCACCCGTTGCGTTCCGCCGTCCGCAGCCGCTCGGCATCATCGTCCATTCCCGGAGGATAGACATTCACGACTCGGTGGGCGTCCGAGTCATCTTCCATGCGGCGGTGGAGCCGGTTCTGCTGGAGGTGCATTCCGAACAGGTTGATGGCCGGCGACGATGGAATGATGCGATCCGGAACGTCGCCCAGCGACAGGAACTTGTACGGGCCTGCCTGAGAACCAGTCCATTCTCGCTCAATCAACGGTTCCAAATCCTGGTCGCAAGGCATCGTGACGATCGAGTTGTT